TCATCCAAATCAATGCTTAGATGGCGTGAGCAAGGCTTGCGCGCTGTGGACTCAGGCAAAAACACATCGCTTTACTTTGCCGAGTTCAGCCCACCGATTATGGACTATATGACACCAGCCGCATGGGTGTATTCCAACCCTGCACTAGCAGAGGGTCTGCTAGATATGTCCGTGATCGAGGCAGAGTCACAGTCACCAGATCGCAACAGTTTCTTGCGCGCATCTGTCAACATCTTTGTGCAATCTCAGCACTCTTGGATTGAGCCGGGCCAATTCACTGATCTAGCCAACGATCTACCCATACCCAACGGCGGTGTGCTGGCAATTGAGACTGCCGTTGACGAGTCACGATATGTAGGTGTGCGCGCCGTACAAGACGGCCTATACACACGTTGCCGCATTGTGTTTGTGGCAGACACCATTAAAGAGATGTGGGAATATGTCGCAGCCGAGATCGAGCAATCACCAATGCTCAAACTTGCTTTAGTGCCGTCAATAGATTTGCATTGCCCACCAAATTATGCACACCGCAAAACGGTGGTGGGCCACCGCGAGGTGGTCAAGTGGACAGGCGCGGTCAGAGCACTTATTACAGAGAAACGCATCACGCACTCAGGGCAAGCGCAATTGATTGATCAAGTAGAGCGTGCCGTAGCGATCAAGCACAACGGTGTACTCACGTTGTCAAGCACCAGATCACCGGGAGATATCTCAGCGTGTCGAGCAATGGTGTTTGCTGTTGCTCTGGCATCAAAACCTATCTTTGCAAACAAGCCCACGATTATGAGCGTCTAGCCTCTAATGTGTGATATGGCATCGGCCTGATGCTTGCTTATCGTCGGGATACCGCATCGCATACCGGGCCGATGCCACCACCAAGTAGACAGATTGTGACACACTAAGAGCATGGCCATATTCTCTAAAACTAAAGCCGCTATCTCACCGCCACCAACTATTGGTGCAGCCGGCATGGGATCGTTTGCAGGTGGCAACGCTGGCGCAAACATGATCGGCCAGTACTACAGTTATTTTGAGGGGCCGGCTCGTAATGCCGCTCAATCTGTACCTGCCATTAGCCGCAGTAGAGACTTGCTTGCATCAACAATTAGTTGCATGAAGTTAAAGCAATACACAGAGATGTGGAATGGTGAGGAAATGGAACAGGTTGCTCAGCCGCCGCGTAGTTGGTTGCGTCAACTTGACCCAAACGTAAGTAACAACTTTTTGTTTAGTTGGTTAGTTGATGACCTATTTTATTTTGGTAGGTGTATGTTGCACGTTGAGAGCAGGTATCCAGATGGATTGCCTCGAACTTTTACACGCATACCTATTGCAATGGTGACAACACTTGACCAACAAGGCCCGGTATATTTTGCGCCATCCAATCAAGTGATGTTTCAAGGTGCACAGTTACGCACTGAGGATTGTGTGCAGATACTTGGTGGGATACAAGGCATTATCTATTCATCTGAGCAGTCCATTGGTACGACTCGTAAACTTGAGGCTGCACGTTTCCGCAACGCATCAAGTGCAATACCGGCTGGTGTGCTACAAGTGCAGGCTGGCTCAGAGCCGTTGTCATCAACCGAGTTGGCTGATCTAGCGGCATCATTTAACGCGGCTAGAGCCACTAATCAAACGGCAGCGCTATCACCAGAGGTGCATTACATTGAGACCGCGACAAGCCCAGACAAGATGCTTTTGATTGACGCGTCAGAGTTTCAAGTTAAAGAGATGGCCAACTTGTGTGGTGTGCCACCATATTTGTTAGGCGCAAACATTGGCTCATATTCATACACAACAGCCGCAGAAGCACGCGAGTTGCTTTGGACTTTTGGCGCTCGACCCTTTGCAGACGCAATTGCATCAGCGCTTTCAATGTGTTTGCCGGCTGGTCAGTTTGTTGAGTTTGATGTTGAGGATTATTTGGCCGGCGAATACGGTGCAGAAATGGCCGATGCCACCAACAAAAATATGCCTAATCCCACACCAACAACCATGCCGGGAGTAATATCACCATCATGATCAGACTTGAGGCCAGCCCATTTACAGTAGATGCAGCAGCACCAGACGGCGCACCATCACGCACCATCAGTGGAATTGCGGTTACTTACAACACACCAGCAACCGTTGCAGACGGCACGCAAGTAATGTTTTTACCCGGCTCGCTACCAACTGATGGCCGTAACCCAAAACTGTTTAACCAACACAATTCTGAGCAAATTATTGGCATTGTTAACCAACGCGTGGACAGCGATCAGGGAATGTTGTTTAGCGCCAAGATTGCACCCACCGCACTTGGCAACGAGATTTTGACGTTGTGCGGTATGGGCATCATTGACGGTGTATCCGTTGGCGTCACGCCCACCAAATGGCATTTTAACGATCAGCACATCATGGTTATTGAGCAAGCCAAATGGTCAGAATTATCAACCGTCAGTGAAGGCGCATTTGCAGGTGCGCTAATCACAGAGGTTGCTGCGAGTATCCCACAAGATGAGCCAGAAATAAGTACTATAGAAACAGAACCCACACAGGAGACAGAACCTATGAGCGAAGTAACAGCAACACCAGTCGAGGCAGCACAAGCACCACAACCATTGTGGGCAGAGCCAGCACGCGTCTTTGCAATGCCAACACCGGGCGAGTACATGGCCGCCATGCACATCGGCGGAGACACATTTGCAAAAGTCAACTTGGCTTACAAGGCAGCCGTTAAAAAAGATCAGACCGCGTTGCAAGCAGCAGCAGGCGATACGGCCACCACTGATGCACCCGGCCTTTTGCCAAATCCCGTTTTAGCACCGCTCGTGCAAAACCTAAATTACATTCGACCTGTAGTGACATCATTTGGTGCACGCGCTTTGCCGAACGGTAACGGCACGTCATTCATTAGACCAACTATCGGCACGCACACATCAGCAGCACAGCAGTCACCACAAAACTCGGTGGTGTCAGCAACGACAATGGTGATTGATGCAAACCAAGTTGAGCGTAAAACTTTTGCAGGTAGCGCCGAAATGAGTATGCAGTTGATTGACATGACCGATCCAGCCGCGATGGAATTAATCCTTAACGATTTGATGGGTCAATATATGTTGGCTACCGACAATTATGCGTGCACCAACTTGCGTAGCGCATCAATTAACTCAGGCACATGGGATGGAACAAGCCCAGAAAACTTGTTGTCAGCAATTTACACCGCAGCGTATGACGCATCAGTTGGCACAAACTTTTTTGTTGACACGATGTACACATCTGTAAAAGTGTGGCAGTTGCTTGGTCAATTGGTTGACGATCAGAACCGTCCAGTGTTCCCAGCGATCGGTGCACCGGGCTTGCTCGGCATGAATACACTTGGCGCAGGTAATGCTGCATCGTGGTCTGGTCAAAACCCAATGGGCCTCAACATTGTAGTTGACAGCCAATTTGACGTGATTGATGAAAACACTTTGATTGTTGCTAACGCATCACGCGCTTTCGAGTGCTACGAAAATATGCGTGGCATGATGTCAGTGGACTCGCCTACTACGATTTCGCGGACGTTCAGTTATTATGGGTATTTTGCGACATTTGGTGCGATCACTGATCTCATTCGCAACATCGACGTAACTAACCTGTAGACGAGAGGCGGCCTAACCGCCATGGCAATTTACACAGTCACTAGCAAACAGTTGCTAGACAACTATGCAGTAGTTCAGACACTCGAGCCAACAGAGATCGCTGTTGGTGAGAGTGTCACTATTGCGTCAGTGGCCGTACCGTTTAACGGCACATTTGTGGTGCAAGCGTTACCACAGTATTTGTACATTGGAATTGACTCGGATGGTTTCCCGATGTTTAACACCAACGTGCCGCTACCTAATCAGGTGATGTACCGATGCACCGGTGATGATGTCGAGCGCGTAGCAACCAGCACTGGCACAATCACTTACACGCAAGTGTGCACGTGGGTGTCCGCAACCGATGTCGAGGATTATCTCGGCATAGGCACAGCAACGGCCGCAGACGCAGCGTTTCTTACGATCTGTGCGGCTGCATCGTCGGCGTTTTGTTTTCTCAGACGGCAAGAGGCAGGCTACAAAGACTCACTAACGGTCTTGCCATCAACTGCCGTAGGTTTAGGCACTCGCGCTTATGGTGCGTTCCTATACCGCCAACGCGGATCGGTGACAGACTTCGCTAGTTTTGATGGCATGGTATCTGGTGGGTCTAACGGACTTAGCCCGATGATCAAACAATTGCTAGGTGT